TTTATGATCAATATCTAAAGGAAGATCAAAGTCTTTAAAATGCTTTGCTGTCTTATCTAGAATTGATTGTTTGGCTCTAACTCCCATTTACTCTTCTCCTTCTTCGGGCCTTCCACCTTCGCTTGGGTTTACTGCGCTCCCAGCGATGTTTGCAGGAACCCTCAACTCATCGTAACCTTCAACAGGCTCCATATTTAAAGCTTCTCTAGCCTCATTCGGGCTGATAATTCCTGTATTTACCAAAGCTTGATAATAAGAAGCTTGATCTCTTAATTCAGGTTGTAGAGCAGGTATATTACTAGCCTCCTCTACAATCTCGAATCCAAAGAATCTTTCTAGTGCAAAATTAATTTTTCTTACTATTGGAAGAATTGTTTCCAAGTAGTATAGTCGCATGTTCGGGCGAAGGTTAGCATTATTTCCTGAGTCTAAAAGTATTGGAGGAACTCCTAACGCTTTTAGAATTATCTTTTCATTTTCTTCTATAGCCTGCTGGAAGTCTAAATCTTTAAAGTTTACATTTGAAATCTCATCAATTTCAATACCCCCATCAAGGATGAGAGGTCGCCGTCCTCCAGCGTCTGGCTTATAGCGAGCAGACCAAGACTGAATCATTCTTTCTTTTATCTTTTCTGATAAAGTATTAGGTGACTTTAGTACAAGGCCTGGAACTGCTCCATTCTTAAAAAAGTTATCTTGAAAATCTCTCATGCGCCGCATGAGTATCATTGTTCTAAGTGCTGGCTTTAATCTAGATACTCCTCTATATATTGAATAGAATGAGTTATCTTTTACATGAATAATCTCTTTAGCAGAGTAGTCTACTTGTTCATTATATGTAAACTTATCTATGTAAGTGGTCTCGCTTGCATGAATTTTCATTTTACTTGCAGGCAAGTGGTAAAGATGAACGCCATCATAGTAAATAAAGATATTTCCGTCTAGTAAATAGTCAATTAATAAGTTGCGACGAAAAGTGTTGATGTCTTGAAAAAGATTAGGCTCTTTATTTAAAAGAAGATCTATTCTAGACTTTTTGATTCCTTTTACTATGCTGGAAGTAGGAAGCTGAGCTCCTACTTTTACATTTATTTCTGCGCAGTCGTCAACCAACATATTAACGCCGCGATTTACAATTTCTAAATCTTCGTAGGCTCTTTCATAACTGAAGGTATCTTCGCGACTGCCCTCAATTTTATGATCGTAGTAAGGCTGTGCTGGATTTAGTTTTTCTTCCGCATCAGGCTTTCTACCAATTATTCTGTCATACCATGCCATACTTGTCTCTTTGAATATCTACCCAGCGCATTTGCTTTTCTGCCGTGCCAAGTCCAGGGTTCCTTCCGTAAATTTTATGCAGTTCTAGATGATGCGCATGGCAGATAGTAACAGTATGTTCGTACAACTCTGCCCAGTTGTCTTCTATGAATTCATCCCGCCAAATGGTTATATATTCATTCGTATAGTGAGAGGGTCTTTCTTTTACTTTTTTCCTTAACCACTTTACTAGCAAGGGACTTAAAGAATAAAAATGATGAAAGTCGAGAGAGCTGGTTGATCCACAAATGTAACATTCATCATCTTTTTTGTACTTTGATTTTGCTCGATCCCTTATGTATTTCACAGGGTCTCTTTTGAGCTTTTTCATTCTTGCCATTTTAACCTCTGGGAGATGAATTGTCAAACATTATTTTTACAAGGTATCGCTAGAACGATGTGATTGCAGTTTCAAATGAATACAGTGCATATCTTAATGCATCCGCCATATGCGAGGCTCTGTTGTGTTTTGGTTTTTCTCTAGCTAAGTTTGGATTTGAGTCCCACTGATATTGATCTAGGCATGTAAGAGTTTCTGCGCATCGTTGATCGACAAGTAATTTGTCATTGTCTACAATCCCTGCTACATGTGCAATACCATCAAGCACAGATTTCTTAGCGTTAGTAGTTGGAATATCGTAATTTTGAGCGAAGTCAAAACGTGTTTGCTGCGCTGCGGAATCTATGTAGATGTAGTCTATATCCCACTTTTCTACGCGTCTTTGAATTTCAAGGGCATGTTGTTCTGTTGTTCTTTCAGCATCCAAGTACTCATCTAAAACATAATACTTTTCTTCATCCCAATCATAAGCAATTACACAAAAAGCAGTAGGATCACGATAACCTACGTCAAGCCCTGCAAATACATCCATGCTAGAAGTTTCCAATGCCTCATTATTGGCAATGCACTCCTCGTGATTAAAATTCCAAATTTGTCCTTCATAAGTATTAAAATCTGCTTCATATTCTTGACGAAACTCAGCTTCAGACATACTTTTACGAGCTTCAGCGATATCTAACTCGCTCATGCGAGGATTATCTTCATATCCTGCTCTGATGGAGCACCACTCTGGGAACTCATCATTAAAACCTCTGTCAAAGAACTCTGCAAACCAATTATTTCTACCTCGAGGAGTGGATATAAAGATTGCTTTAGAGTTGTCTTTATCTAGGGTAGGACGTAATGCTACATTAAATGCATCCTTACCATCTGCGAGTGCGGCCTCGTCGAATATAATTAAATCGTAGCTTCTTCCCACACACGAGTCTACTTGATTTACAGAGCCCATCCGCACTGTAGACCCGTTACTTAATTCTATAACTTTATCCTTAGCATTATCTTTTGCTACTTCAAGATCGAAGTGCTTTATTAATTGTCTTTGTAAATCAAAAGAAATCTGAGACAGCGAGTAATTGGGAGACATTATAAGAATATTAGAACCGGGAACAAGAGAGACAAGTTGCCCGATTATGTTCGCGATATATGTTTTGCCCTGTCTTCGACTAACTGCGGCACATACAAATCTATACTTAGAGTTATTAATCGCATTTATGATGGCTACCTGGGACGGTAGCGGGGAGACACCTAGTAAGTCAAGGTACTGAGTTACTGGTAATTTGAGGAAGCGTGTCTCAGATTGTAAATCTAACAGTTCTTCTGATATTATATCAGCCCTGCTTACCTGTACCGTCATGAGTTATTGCTCTACTTTTGTTGCATCTCGGTAATAGATAATAATCTCTTTCTGCTGTCGAATATACCTACGCAGCTCTTGAAGATTATAGGCCATGTTTTCATAGTCTTGAGGTGTCATACCAAAAATTACAAAAGTTCCATCTTGCATTTTGGAAATTTTAGCAATTTGCTCCTCAAGATTTTTTTCCGTCACTACAAAAAATTCTACGTCCTGCAGGTCAATTCTTTTAGGCAGCTGAGGTTGATAAATTTCGAGAGTTTTATATTCTGTGACTGTTTTTATAATCGGCTCGGGGGTTGGTAGAGGGTCTCTTTGCATGAAAGAACAGCCAGATAAAAATGCTATCATTAAAAAACTAGTTAGTATCCGCATTTTCCACCTCTATACTGTCATTCTCTATCGCTTCAAAAACTTTTTTTGTACCATTGTTTATTCGTGGTTCTACAAGCCCGGGCTTTGCTCTTGCTAATCTAGTAAGATCATGGCGTTTGAATATAGAAAGATAGTCATCCATCTCTTCCTGCATTGCTGTATTCTTCTCTGTCAACTCTCCTACTGCTTTTAACTGTAGTTGCAGATTTTGTTCTGACTTTTCTCTCGCAGCTTTTTCGCTTTCGAACGCCGTTTCAAGTTTTGCAGCATTCTCTTTTAGAATTACTGCATTACTTTCTAGTCTTGCAATTGTCGCTTCTGCCTTGCTAATTGTTGTAGTATGATATGCATAAGCACCTCCAGCTACAACTAGTAGTAAAGGCATTGCCTTTATCATTCCTAACATTAGTATATCTTCCTCAGATCATATCCTACAGGGTTTACAACTTTTATTTCATGCTTAACTCCTAACAAATCCACAAAAATAATGTGAGTTGTAGAAATCTTTTTTATTTCTTTTGCTCTGTAAGTTTTAGGCGCACCTGTTTCTATTCGAGAACCATCTTCCAAAAACTTTACGTCGCCAGGAAAGAAAACAGTAAGTTCCCATTCCTCTCGTATAAGTGTTCTCCACCAATGTTTAACTTTTGCCCAAACACCTACAGTTACTAATTCTTCTTCTTGCTTCTGTTCAATCTTAGTCATTTTTCCTGTGCCCATTCCAAGCAACAAATCCTGCCAAGCATAGTGCCCAATAAGCAAGATAATTTAATACTTTAAATCCATTCTGTTCAATACAAATATCTCGAAAAAGAATATCTAGCTCTTTTTGAGTTTTTGGTACCACTATATTATTTTCTGTTTTTACCAGTTCAGCGTATTTGTACCCATAATCGTGAACAAGACCACCCATAAGCAAGACTCCAACGGGCGAAAGCCACATTGCAAGAAACTTAGGTACTGATGCACCATCAAACTCAAAGCCTTTTTCAATAACATATTCTTCTCCGTCTAAAAAATAGTACCAGTCTTCGACTAGCTCCCATCGTCTGGTTCCAGTAAGCCATAG